TCTAGTTTTGTTTGGTTGGTTTACCTCAACAGACATTTTTGCTGAGATGACTCAGATCAATATGAAGAGTCTCTTATATAGCGAGAGGCTTAAAGAAATACAAAATGATTTACCACCATTTGGGATTATAGATGATGGTAGAAATAACAAAGATTACCACGTGGATGAAGATGGGACTGTTTGGCTCAGTAGCGTTGTTTATGAAAAGCAAGATATTTATAAATAAACTATGATTGATTTATTCGTATTATGACAAACACATAACATTTTTAACCTTAACGAGGAAAAAGCGATGGCATTTCAAGTATCACCTGGCGTTCAGGTCAAGGAAATTGATGCAACTACTATTGTCCCTGCGGTATCTACCAGTATTGGTGGTTTCGCCGGCGCCTTTACTCAGGGCCCTGTAAACACTCCGGTGATTATCAGCTCTGAAAAGGAGTTAGCATCTGTTTTCGGTAGACCCGACGACCAGACAGCAAAATATTTTTTAACCGCCGCATCATTTCTAAAATACGGTTCAGCTCTTAAAGTTGTTCGTGTCGTCGGCTCTGGAGCTGAACATGCTTCTAATACAGAGGCAGGCACTGGGCAAGTTATTACTACTGCAGAAGATGCAGTAGCTATTAATGCTGAAGTATTTGCAGCGCGCGAAGTTGGTGAACAAGGTAATAGTCTTAAGGTTGCAGTATTTACTGCGGCTTCGGCTACTGACTTCACTACTTGGGGCAGCACTGACAATTACGAGTCGTATTTTAGCGCTGAGCCCGGAACTTCTGCAACTGCAGTATCTTACGGCGCATCGAGTGCTAATGATGAACTTCATATTTTAGTAATTGATGAAGACGGTTTATATACAGGTAATCCTGGCGAAGTATTAGAATCATGGGAATTTCTTTCTCTTGCGTCTGATGCTAAGTCTGGCGACAACTCAACACTATACTACAAAAACGTAATTAATGAAAAATCTGAATATATCTGGGCATGTGGCGGCGGTTTGGCTACAGAAGATGGATATCAATTAGGTCCAACTGGAGCTAATAACAATACTACAGCCTTTACTGCCGGCGCTGCGGGTTTTGAAGCTGGCGAAAGTCTTGGTGGTGGAGCATCAAATAATGACTCTGTTGGAGCATCAGAAATTGTTGGTACTGGAAGCAATGGTTTCCAAGCATTTGCAGATTCTGATCTGATCGATGTTAACCTTCTCTTCTCTGTACCAGATGCAGACGGCGCTCAAACTATTGCTGACGCATTAATTACACTTTGTGAAGTACGTAAAGATTGTATGGCATTTGTATCTCCCCCAATCGAAGATAGTACTGGATCAAATCCAGTATCTACTGTTAAGACTTGGGTAAGTGGTCTTCCATCAACTTCTTATGCTTCTGCGGATTCAACTGCCGTATACGTATATGATAAGTATAATGACGTTTATCGTTGGATTGGTGCTGCTGGATATGTTGCTGGCCTTTGTGCTGGTACTGATGCTTCAGCTGATGCTTGGTTCTCGCCTGCTGGCTTGAATCGTGGTCAATTGCTTGGCGTTACTAAGCTTGCAATTAACCCAACTAAAGCCGAGCGCGATGAATTGTACAAGGGTCGAGTTAACCCAATCGTATCGTTCCCTGGTCAGGGTACTGTATTGTTTGGTGATAAGACGCTTCTTGCACGTCCATCTGCTTTCGATCGTATTAATGTACGTCGTTTGTTTATTGTCTTGGAGAAGGCAATTGCAACTGCATCTAAGTTTACATTGTTCGAACTGAACGATGAGTTTACTCGGGCGCAGTTTAGAAATTTGGTAGAGCCATTCTTGCGTGATGTCAAGGGTCGTCGTGGCGTAACTGATTTCTTGGTTGTTTGTGACGAAACAAATAACACAGGTCAGGTCATTGATTCTAACAGCTTTGTTGCTGACATATATGTTAAGCCAGCTCGTTCTATCAACTTCATTACTCTTAACTTTATTGCAACCCGAACTGGTGTCGATTTCTCAGAAATCGCCAGTTAATTAAGGAGGATAGATAAGTGGCTATTTTAGGTGTAGACGATTTTAAGTCTAAGTTAGTAGGCGGTGGGGCGCGTGCTAATATGTTCAAAGTTACATGTAACTTCCCTAGCTATGCTCAAGGTGATTCCGAGCTGACCTCCTTTATGTGTAAAGGGGCGTCAATTCCAGCATCTATCATTGCGCCGGTAGAAATTAACTTCCGTGGGCGTAAGCTTCAGGTCGCAGGTGATCGTACCTTCGAACCAATGACGCTTACAATCATTAATGATGTTGATTTCCGCATTCGTCAAATGATGGAGCGTTGGATGAACGGTATCAATGAGCATACTGCTAACGTAGGCCTTGCCAACCCAGTAGATTATCAAGCTGACATGATTGTTGAGCAGCTTGATCGTCAAGGCAATTCTACTCAGCGTTACGACCTACGCGGTTGTTTCCCAACTAATATTGCAGCAATTGATCTTAACTACGACTCAGAGAATACAATCGAAGAGTTTACTGTTGAGTTCCAAGTTCAATATTGGGAGAACGCTAACAGCACGTCGTAAGGCGTGATATATAATAAAGGCGTGGTCGGTTATCCGGCCATTGCCTTTATTTTCAATTTAGAGAGATACAATCCATGGCTGAGATTTTTGGCTTCGAAATTACTCGAAAGAAAGATAAAGAACCGGACGTAAAGTCATTTGTTCCGAAAACTGAATATGATGGATCAGGCATTATTTCTACCTATGCAGGTGCAATTGCAACTAATGCTTTTGTAGACCTTTCAGGGGACAAAGCAACTTCTGATAAAGAACAAATTCTTAAGTATCGTGATATTGCAACTCAACCTGAGTGCGATGCTGCAATCGAAGATATTGTCAACGAGTCTATTGTAGGTGACCATGATAAAGCGCCTATTGAATTAGTTTTAGATCATGTTGAGACTTCAGATAAAATTAAAGAAACAATTAATGATGAATTTAAATCAATTCTTCAATTGTTATCATTTAATGCGTATTCACACGATATTTTCCGTAAGTGGTATGTTGACGGACGTATTGCTTACCACATTATTATTGACGAAAAGTCTCCTAAGAAAGGGATTATGGAGCTTCGTTATATTGATCCTATGTACCTTCGTAAAGTAAAAGAAGTAGAGGAAGAACAGGATCAAAAGACTGGCGCAAAGATTATTAAAAAGTCCACAGAGATTTTTGTATATCAGGATGAAAAAATGGGAGCAGCTCATAATGCGCTTAAGATTCATCCAGATTCAATTGCTTATTGTACTTCGGGCTTATTAGATCCAAGTAAGAGCCGAATCGTTTCTTATTTACAGAAAGCAATTAAGCCAGTTAACCAATTGCGTATGATGGAAGACTCATTGGTTATCTATCGTATTTCAAGAGCTCCAGAGCGTCGTATATTCTATATTGACGTAGGTAATATGCAGAATTCTGCGGCTGAGCAAACGCTTCGCCGTATTGCAAATGAGTATCGTAATAAGATTACCTATGATGCGACAACTGGTGAAGTAAAAGACGATAAGCGTCATATGTCTATGCTGGAAGATTATTTCCTTCCACGTAAAGAAGGTGGTCGAGGTACTGAAGTAGATACATTACCCGGTGGTGAAAACCTTGGACAGATTGACGATATTGTTTATTTTCAAAAGAAATTATATAAGTCACTTAATGTACCGGTAAATAGACTCGAGCAGGAAGCTCAGTTTACTCTTGGTCGATCAACTGAAATTTCGCGTGATGAAGTTAAGTTTAAAAAGTTTATTGACCGTCTTCGTAAGCGTTTTTCAGATCTTTTCTTACAGCTACTTAAAACCCAATTAATTCTAAAGGGTATTATTACTAAAGAAGATTGGAAGGAGTGGAAAGAAAATATTGTCTTTGATTTTATCGAAGATAATCATTTTAGCGAACTCAAAGAAGCTGAAATCATGAGAGAGCGTTTTGAAATGCTTGCAACTTTGGAAGAGTATGTAGGGAAGTATATTTCTAATGAATGGGTGATGAAAAACGTTCTTCAGCAGTCTGATGATGATATCAAAGAAATGCAAAAGCAGATTGAAGCTGAAAAGAAGTCTGGAGAATTTGATGATGAAGAAGACTTAGATTTAGACTTCTCATCTACTGAATACGATTATGATCAGCTTATTATTGACGCTGATCAAATGCATGAGGAAAATGAAGCTGTTAATGAACTTCTAAAGTCAGCAGCTCAATACCTAAATGGTGAAAAATGAAGAAGGATGTAGCGCAATCTGCTGCACTTAACCTCGCATTCATAGAAAAATTTCGACGCGAGGTTTCTTCGCAGCTAGATGAAATAACCCTCACTCCTGGTCCAAAGGGATCTCAAGGACTTCAAGGTCCTAAGGGAGACAAGGGTATAAAAGGCGATAAAGGTGTAAAAGGTGACAAGGGCGATCAAGGAATTCAAGGTCCACAAGGCCCGCAAGGCTTATTGGGAGAACAAGGTGAAGTTGGTGCAACAGGAAAACAAGGGCCTCAAGGCGAAGTTGGCCCGATGGGGCCGCAAGGTCCGCAAGGCGTGGAAGGTATACCTGGAAGTGACGGGATCGATGGTAGACCCGGCGATGACGGTCCACAAGGCGTACCAGGCGAAAGAGGAGAGCAAGGACCAGTAGGTCCTAAGGGAGATCGTGGTGAGAAAGGTGAAAAAGGCGATCAAGGCATACCTGGACCTATTGGCGCTACCGGCGGGGTGGGTCCCGAAGGAGCCAAAGGTGACAAAGGAGATACAGGAGATACTGGACCGCGCGGAGAACGTGGTGAACCTGGACCAAAAGGAGAACCTGGAGAACAAGGACCCGCTGGCCCAGAAGGAAAACCTGGAGTTGATGCGACGGTTACTGAATCCGATGTCCAACCATATTTAGATAAAATTAATGAGCAATTTCAGACCTGGGTTAATAAAACACAACAAGATCTGAATAATAAAATAACAGCTATGGCCGGTTCTGGTTCATATGCTATTATGGATAACCGCGATGTAGAGTTTAAGAAAAGACATGAGATTGATGGTAACGCAATTTTAGTCTTTGACGCAGCAAAAAAGAAGTTTGTATCTGAAGCATTAGACTCAGTACTCGAAAGATTGAGGATAGATTTAGAAGTGCAATATGATAAACTAATAGATGTGGACGGTGACTTTACATACGTTGGAGAAGCGGTGCCTGGTTCAGAACGAGATGCAGCTTCTTGGCGTATTAAAAGAGTATACGAAATTGGTGACGATATCGAAGTCATTTGGGCAAATAACTCGGCGGACTTTGATAAAGTCTGGAACGACCGAGCAACGTACGAGTATAACTAATGGCAGGCACTTATGCTACAGATTTAACACATCTTTGGACTACTGCCAATTCCACGGGTGAGAGTGGAGCTACCTCTAATATTGTTGAAATGAACGGTTATACTGCTGGTGGTGGTAATAACCGAATTAATGGCGATGGTGACATATATCTATCCGGAGGAGACTCTTTAACAACGAACGGTGCGACCGGTAGTGGTGCCTCTGTATCTGTTGTACTGGACTATGTTACGGACGGAAGAACGCAGGTTACAGCAACGGCTGGAAATATTTTTGCTTTCTGGTCTCTTGTTCCTGCTCCAACCGCAGTAGATACGGTTGGGGGAGCAACCAGTGGTTTTGCAGGAGAACAAATTGTTTTGGGAAGTGCGCCTGGCCAATATCGTTCTTATTCTGTAGGAGGTCAGGATGTTGACCTTTTTGGTGGATGGAACCATAGAACCGTAGACCCCAGAAACTCAGGAACAGGAGATTCGAGAGGAAGTTTTACTGCGAATAACCCCTCTCATGTGGGCTGGCTTTATGAACAAGTTGTTCAATTGAGGCGTCCTGCCGTTTTGGGTATGGACAATATACGTTATGGCAGGCACACCTTGTCTTGTACGGGAGGCACACTTACTACAATTAACAATACCAGTCCACTATTATCCACCGCCGCAAACTTTTCTCAGGCGGCAGATTACAATGATTACGATGGTGGAGGAACGCCCTCAAACGGAGTCGCTGAGAGTGGGGGCTACCACAAGTTTGGACAATTTCAAGGGGAGAATATTCCGGGCGATAAGGGTTTTCGTCTCAAGGGCATTCTTAGTTTAGGAACTTCTGCATCGGCTGTTAACTTTAACTCAGCAAATGATAATATTACCATTTCAGATGAATTTTTAACATACAACGATTTTACACGAATTGAATTTAGAAACGCAAATTCTAACATAACCATAACAAACCTTACTTGTAATTTTACACTTCGTGACTCTCGTGTTGTTGCTGGGGATGCTCCTGCTACAACCCGTGGTAATGTGGAATCGTTTAACAACCCAACTGTATTAAAATTAGAGGGGTGCTCTTTTAACGATATGGGAACATTTGTTTTTCAGAGCAATGCAGACCTTGATGATACTACGTTTAGACGGTGTGACCAAATAACTCAGGGCGGAGGCAGTTTTGTTTCATGTGATTTTCTTCAAACGCGAGCAGATGTTGCTTTACTATCTACAATAACGACAGCTAGCTCTATTGATAGCTGTAATTTTGTTGGGGACGGTACAAGTCACGCAATAGATATCGGAAATGTAACGTCATCTACATCTATTAGTTGGAATAGTTCATTTTCAGCTAGCACATATGCAGCAACAAATCAGGCACAAAACGCGACGAGTACATCAGGCGATTCTGAAGTTATTTTAGTTAATGTTTCATCAGGTCAAACATTGACAATAAATGTTACTGATGGAGCAGCTTCACCGACATATAGAAATACCGGACCTGGCACAGTATCAATTGTTCAGTCTGTCAACTTTATAGTAAGTAATGTTATTGATGGATCTGAAGTCGATATTATTGATCGCGACACAGGAACTCAGCTAGCTACTGTCGAAACAATCGGCGCTTCGCCAACAGGAGTATCTAATTTAACTATTGCCAGTGACCCTAATAACGCGGGAAGATTTCAGGCAACTTTTTCATACTCCGGAGCTGATGCTCCGATTAATGCAAAAATAGTCGTAATGAATTTCGATTATCAACACTA